TACTTGTGTTCTGGCTGCCCGCGTGATATGCGACGCCGTTAACGACAATTTCCGGCGGAACATTCAAGTAATAACCGCCAGCGCCGTCGCTGACAAAGCCTACACCATCGCCTCCCGCAACGCCGCTGTCGCCCGGGGCGCCATAGTTGTCGCCGGTGATCGGGTCAAAGAAGCCACTCGGAAGGACGCTCGCGCCTTGCGTGGTCAGCGCGCCGAAGGTAGTGTCCGTACCGTCAGAGCCATGCCCAACGCCCGAGCCGTAAACCTCTCCCGCGCCGCCGGTGCCGCAGTTGTAGGCGATTTGTTGGCCTGCCGTGACCGAAATCGTGCCGGTACGCACGCGCCCACCGTTGCCCGGGGTGCCCGGCTGGCCGCCTTTGCCTGCTATGGCATTCGAAGGATGCAGATACAGCGCGCGTGTGTTGTTTGTCGAGAAAGTCGAAATCCTTTGATCAGGCGTCGCTTCGCCGGGATTGCCCGCAGAGCCGCCTTGCGCGCCAGAAATCAACACATACTGCAAAGTCCCGGTCACGGGAGACGTCCACGTGCCCGCGCCGGTCAGGGCCGCGCTGCCGCTGACGTTGTTGCCCTGATGGGCCGGGGTGTAGCCCTCCACCAGACGCGCAGGCCCCCAGAGCGTGGTGCTGGCGTTGACGCTGATGGACTCCAAAAACGCCGTGATTGGGTCCGTAAACGGATCGTTTAGGCTCAGGATGTCACCGCAGCGCTCTCCGGCAAGCGTCAGCTGCGAGCTGACGGTGCGCGCCGCCTGATAGTATTCGAGCACGCGCTTCGCCACGTTCAGGCTGTTGGCCAGCGAGATCAGCGTGTAATCATCCACGTGCTTGACGTTCGGCTCGCCGGTCGCGCCTGCTGCGTCCTGCGCGATCACGCGCGTCGTGTGCGTGTACGCATAGCCCGTCAGGGTGCCGACGCCGGTCACATACGCATAGTTGACGCCGCTGCTGTTGATGGTCAGCGTGCCCGTCACGGCAAGGTCGTGCATCGGGCCGTCAAAGCGCACCGGCGTGTTGGAGGCTGGCGTGCTGCCCGCGCTGGTGTTGTCGTAGAGCGTGACCAGCTCGTCGCCGGCCGTTGCGAAAAACGCGTGCTCTAGAATCTCCGCCCGCGTGGCAGGCGTCTCATAGTCGACGTCGCCGCCGATGCTGACGCGGTCGTCGCCGACCGGCTGAGGAGCCGTCGCGCTAAGAAACACGATTTGAACTGCACCGTCCGTGCCACGCCGCAGGCTCGCACCCATCGCGAAGAGGAGCTGGTGGAGGTTGTTGCGTTTGGTGTCGTAGGGCAGCCAGCCGTAAATCTGCTGATCCGCCAGCGCAGGCGCGACGGTGTACGGGAACGCGTTGCCGATGATGTCCGCCGCAACCTGCGCAAAGGTCTGCCCGGTGTAGATGCCGCCGACGTGGTCGACCTTGTCCAGCAGGCCGACTCCGCTTGTGGCAATCAGGCGGAAGAGATACTTGCCCTCGCGGATCACGTTTTTCAGATAAAACGCCGCGATCAGGCGGCCGTCGTTCTGCCAGCGTACCGGCGTACCGAAGGGCAGATTGCGGACGTCTACCGGCGTGCCGCGGGTGCCGTCCTGCGTCTCGGCCAGCAGGTACGCATAGACCGATTCGCCGTCAGGGTCGAGATACACCTCGTCGCCCGGGCCGACGTAGATTTCCCAGACCGTCATGCCAATGTCGAGCGGCCCGCCGTACTGGATCACCGCGTCGATCTCGTCAATGCTCAGCGTGTCGCCGATCACGTCCACCGCAAAGACGCCGCCCACGCTTTTTATCTTGTCGCCGTTTCCGTTCTGGGCCTCGTTCTGGAGCGTAAGGATCGGATTTGCCGGCGGCCCGATGGTAAGAATGTTGGGGAGCGCGTTGCTGTCCATAGGCTCACCTCGATCTCAGCGTCAGCACGGCGCCGTTCCGCCATGCGATCTGTGTGTCGCGGACCAAGCCAACTTGCGCCTGACCGATCACGCCGTGAAAGTATCCGATGGTCGCCGCGCCGAGCTTTCTGTCGAGATAATAGACCGGGACATAGATCGCGAAGTCGATCGCGGCCTCCAGCGCGGCCATCTCGTCGGCGTAGAGCATGTTGAGCGGCCACGTGATCACAGGACGGCGCGCCAGCACGTCCATGTACTCGTCGCCAGACAGGGCAAGCGTCGAGTTCTCGCCGATTCTATCCTCGTAAGTTACGGAATATGAAAGGCGCTCCACGGCGCGCGAAAAGTCCGTGCCGCTGATCACCAGCGGGAGCCTTGTCAATGCCATGAAGTCGCCTCCTTATCTGATCGCGTGGTTGCCAATGCGGTTGTTCTCGGCGCGGTTGGCGTCGTAGGTCGCGCGTGCGATGGTCTGACTGTCGAGCTGGACGGCCACGTTGATGGGCTGGCTGGCCATATATCCGGCGCTCGCGTTACGGATCGTACCGTCGTTGCGCATGACCACACCGTCGTTGCTGCTGGAATACTTTGTGGTCTGAGCGAGCTGCGCCAGAGCAACCAACTGACCGGCAAGCCCGGCCACCGCGCCAGCCATGTCGACGATCATCGGCGTCAGCTCCTGCAGCATCTCCGCCGCCGCTTTGCCAAACTCTTTCCAGTCGACGCTTTGCGCGATCTCAAGCAGCTGTGTCAGCAGATCAAGCAGCGCCGGCGCCATTTCGGCCGCGATCTGGTTTTTAACGGCCTTCATTTCGTTATCCAACTCGTTGAAGGCGTCGTCGACCTGTTGCAGCGCGTTCAGCTGGTCGCCGCTCAGGATGTATCCAAGGTCTTTGTAGCCGTCAATCAAGCCGTACAGTTTTTCGCCGCCGTCGTCGATCACGCCGGCAAGATCGTCGGCGCTTTTGCCGAACAGCGTCATCGCAACGTTGTCGCGCTCCAGCTCGTTGTCGATGTGCTGCAAGCCTCCGATCACGACGCGGAACACGTCCTCGATCGGCGTCTGGTTCTGGATCAGCTGCTCCGGTATGATGTTCAGCTGCTCAAACGCCGCGCGCACGTCTGCAGAGTCGGAAAACAGATTCTTTTTCAGCTTTCGCATCGAGCCGACGATCGCGTCGGTGCTGACGTCGACCTGCGCTGATGCATACTCCAAACCTTGCAGGAAGTCCGTCGAGAATCCGGTCTGTTCGGAAAGCGTTCCCATTTCGTCGGCAAACGCTCGCGCGTCGTTGACGGCGCCTACAAGAAACTCCGAAACCTCTTTAGCCGCCTTTGCTACCAGAATGACAGCCGCCGCGGCAGCCGCTCCGGCAACCGCCAGAGACATCCCTTTCCCGTTAAACGCCTCACTCAAAAGGTTGGTCTGCTCGCGGGACAGGCCAAGTTTTTGCCCGACCTTTTCAACGCTCAGGCCAAGCGAGTCCATCAGGCCGGTCGACTTTTCGGAGCTCTCGGCGTTTTCGTTCTCGGCCTCTGTCAGTTTCTGGATCTCGTCCTCGTTCGACTTAATCTGAGCCCGCAGAGTGTTTAACTGAGCCTCGTTTTTGTTGTATTCCTGTGTCAGCCTCTGCGTGCGCTCGTCCGCCACGCCATAAGCATCAGCCGTCTTCTGGAGCTGTTCACGAAGAAGAGACTGTTTTTTCTCCAGCTCCACTTCCTGCGCGCCGAGCACATTCGTGACCGCAGTCAGAGCCTCGACGCTCTTCTCGTTCCCGATAAATTCGGAGGTCACGCGAGCGACTTCGGTGCTGAGCGTCTTATACTCGGTGTTGATTTGCTTGATTTGCCGTTTAAATTGAGCTTCGCCCTCTATGCCGATTTTCGGCCCGATGTCAGTTTTCGGCATGGTCTCAGCTCCTTTCCATCAATGTCCAGAAATCGCCGTTGTCTTCCTGCTTCAACCGGAAGTCCCCTCGCTGGACGCGCTCAACCGCAATCAGGTCCAGCAGCTCGCCGAGCGGAAGCTCCAGCACCAGCTCATAAGGGAGCCCGATATGCAAGCCCCACCACATATACCACGCGCGCCCGATGGTCAGGACGGCGTGGTCAGTGCGTTTTTTGAGTCATTCTCCTCGACTTCGACATCGCGCTTGACGCCGTTGACGATTGCCTCGCGCAAAGCGGTAACCATTACCGGCAAGTCGTCGATGCCGACCATGTCGAGCATCTCGTCAGCGGAGAGCGGAGCTGCCGACTCCATGCCGGTGCGCTGCGCATAGATCGCGCCGGCGCGCATCAGGATCGCAAGCAGACCGAACGTGGTTTCCATCACGGCGCGGCTGTCGTCACCTGTCAGCCGTTCAAACGCCTTTTCTAGACCGCCGAACTGCTCGTCAATCTCGATTTTTGCGCGCGTGGAGAGGCACAAAACATGCACCTCTCCAAGCACTTTTACAGTCGCCGTCCGCATTTCAGCTCGCCTTGCTGACCGTGACGATATACGTGATCTGCGCGCCGCCGCTGTTGCTGACCGTCACCTCGACCGTGTTGGTGCCCGTCACCCAGTTGGCGTCGTCGCCGCTGGAGATGACCGTGCCATTGACCTTAATGATCATGTCGTCGCCCGGGTTGGTCAGCGTCGCCGTGACGGCATCCTTCGCGTTGCTGGTGCTCGTCGTGTAGACGGTCTTGTCGCTTGCGAAGGCCGGGGAAAGCACCAGAGAGCCGATGCTCAGGGCAGACAGGGAAGGCGTGATGCTCGACTCGGAGATCCCGAGATACGTGCGGACCGCAAGGTCGGCTTCCGCCTCGCTGTCGAGCGGAGTGGTGATGCGCTTCCAGCTGTGCGTGCTGTTATCGCTGCGGTAGATCGTGCCGCTCAGCTGCGGAGTCTGCCACTCGATCGTCTCGCCTTTCGTTGTGACACTCTCGTTCGGGTTGGAAAACTGCACTTTGTCGAGCACAATGCCGACGTACTTGATCGCGCCGTTGATCTTCTTCATCGCGATCGCGCCGAAGCCGAGATACGGCACGCTCTGGTTGTCGTTGCAGACCAGCCACGCAGCGCCCGGCGTAGTGATGTCGGTCACCGCGGCGAGGCTCTCCTGCACCACGCCCAGCGCGCCGATCAGCGCCTGCGGACGCAGGTCGTCGGTCGTGATGGAAATCGTGCCACCGCTGAACTGGTTGTCGCTCTCTGCCGGCGCGTTGTCGGCGTAGAGGATGTTGTTGTTGCCGTCGTTGAGGTCAATGCTCAGCTCCGTCGCCTTGCCGAGCAGGCGGCCGCCAGCGTAAGAGACCGAGCTGCCCGCATTCGTGTAGCGTGCGATGTAGGGACGAGACAAGCCAATAGTTGCCATTTCGTTCACTTCTCCTTTTTCATGAACTTACTGAGATATTCATTGATCGCCTTGTCCATCATGAACTCGGCAGTCTTCGTGACGCGCTTTATTGTCGGCCGCACAAACGGCTTTTTCTTCACGCGGCTGGTGCCGCTCTCGATCACGCGCGCCTTGATCATGTTCGGGACGCCCTTCCGGTCGTAACCGGCGAAGTCGATCTTCGTGTACGTGACGCCATCGCGGGTCACCATCGCCTCCAGCGCAATACTGTCGCGCAGGTCTCCGGTGTCGAACGGCGTCGCCTTCTTGAGCTCGTCGGCCACCATGCCGGCCGCGTCATAGATGGAGTATTTACACATCGACTCGACCGTCTTCGGATTTCCGAGAGCCGCGATCTGGCGCTGGTAGGCGTCAAGCCCCTTGAAGCTGATAGTAGCCATCACGCCGCCTCAAAGGACCACTCCACATGGAGATAACCGCTGTCGCTTTCGTACTGCACCGATTCCATTCGCCACGCGAGGCCCTCGACAGAGTCCAGCGCCGTCTCAATCAACGCCACCTCGGTCGCGCCCTTGCCGCGGACGAAATAGTCCACGGTGCCGGAGATCGCTCGCTCGGCGTGCTCGTCGTCAGCTTCCAGATCGTTCGCGCCGTCCGGTGTATAGACTCCATAGTCTCCTTCCGGTGCTTCACTCCATGAAGCAAAAGCAAACGGCAGCTTCGTCGCCGCCAGAGCGGCCTCCAACTGGTCAAGCATCCACCGTCGCCTCCTCCACCGTCAACTCAATCGTCTGCTGAGCCGTCACGTACGTTCGCACGATCCGGTATCTGGTGTCTTTGTAGACAGCAATCTTCTCGCCCTGATACTCGGCGTAGTCCGCCAGAACAAACACCAGCGTCGGCCGGATAGCGTTTTCAAGCGCCCGGTAGTATTCCTGCCCACCAACACTTCGGACCGAGCAGTAGACCATGCGCTGCGTCTCTTCCGGCTTGTCAAAGACGCCGTGCGCGGCCGGGGACTCCGCCACCAGATAGAGCGCGTCCTGACGCATCATGTCGTCGCCCCCCAGTTGGTGTAGCCGGTCGCGGTCGCGAGCTGGGCCTTCTGCTCGTCATAGCTATCCTTTAGGCGAGCATACTCACCGTCGGTCAGTGTCAGGAAGTTGATTTTGCAGTAGGTGATGATAGCCCGCTCGCAGATCGCGTCCAGCGTGGCCGGCAGGACGACCCCCGCGATGCCGAGGTCAGACTGCGCGGCCGTGATCAGCGCCGTCAGGTCGAGATCGTAGACGTCGACCGTCACGCGCAGCGCCAGCTTGACCTTCTGCAAGAGCGTCGGCGGAGTCGGTTCTTCCGTCGTTGCCGTCACAGGCATCGTGATGTCATTCTCCGG